AGATTATTAAGCTACACCAGCACTTGGGATTGCAGTTCTATGTTGAACTTGCGCTCTTCATTACTTCTTATTCCATATCTTATCAATAGACTCAGATAATAACCTACCCATAGAGTCCTCAATTTCTGACATCTTTGAATTTACAGTAGGTTGGAAAAAACTATGTCGCTTATGAACACCCCTACTAGCACCTGCCTTAGTACGTCTCAACTGTGTACCAAGTTCCCAAAATTTTAAGCGAAAATCAGCCATGATATGCACCTTAGCTGTATCACTATCCTTACTTGGTTTACTATACTTGATACCAGACTCTAGCGTTTTACCGTTCCACCAGTTAGGACGGTTATAGCCCTTTGTTACTGTTCTGAGACTCTGCCTAGCTGCCTTAACTAATATATCACTACCTTTCCTTAGTGCAGTGTTTTTAGCTTTGGTTTGTTCACGTCCTGTTAGCTCTGTGAATTTCTTAACCAGCTCTTCCGCCCCTATTAGTTCTAAGTTGTCGTTATTCATTGATTAACTCTGTTTCTATTACCTTCTTCTGTTGGGCTGGTACTGGAATGACACTTAAGACCCTGTACTTCTTATCCTTGTACATTATATAGTCTGTGTGTTCCTGTATATTAACGTACTGCCACACTTCAAAAGTAACTTGATAGGTATAGACTAGTTCATCACATACTACCTCTCTCGTGCCTGTCTTATAACCTACATTAGCTCTAGTAGTTGTTAATAGGCGGTGGTGATTAGTAGTACCTCCGAAATCGTCTTGTATTATTTCAGTCCGATAAATTGCTATGGTGTCTCTTAATAGTCCTGTTCTCATTTCTGTACCTTATCCTTTCCTCCTGTGAATTTCTTACTATAATTCTTGTATAGGTCTAGTAAGTAGGTTAGACTATAGGGTAGCTCTGTGTGACTACTAAAAGCTATTGATTCACGGTTAGCGTATAAGTTTGCGGTTAGAATTAATATAGATTGAACTAGGGGAGGTGGTAAAGTTGTCCTCCCACTAGCTATTAAGATATTTTCTAACTTATCATCTATATGTCGTTCTACTGCTAATTCCGCTGCTTGTTCTAGGTCACATAGGTACTCATCGTCTTCGTGAAAACTTGAATCTATGTTAAGATGTTTTTTTAGTTGCTGTAAGTTTACGTACATATAGAAACTTAGTTAACTAATTAGACTGCGAATGTACCAAACTGGAAAGCCTCTGGTCGTAAAATAGCAGCATCAAAATAAGAGTTTACTACTAATCTAATCATACCATTAGCAGCCTGTGTGTACTGGTCCACTACAATGTCCAAACCAGACCACTGACCGATAGCAAGATTTGAAAAATCACCTACTACAAAAGTCTTAGCCTCTACGTTTGATGTACTGTAAACAGGTGTACCGTCTAGTGTGCCATCTACATAAGCAAGCTGGGCTGTACCTCTAGAACCCTTCATCATATTTCTAAAACTAGCACGTGCAGAAGGACTAGCAATATAAGAAACACCACCGAGTACGTTAGCCTCTTCAACCTTTGCCTCAAGACCTACCAAGCCCTCAAAATCTGTAACCTTAGTTGGAGTCTTACCGTTGAAGATACCTGCTGGGGTTGTCGCTGACTTAGCACCCTTGCCTAAGATAGTAGACTCAAGTTTAGAGTTAATAGCGTTAATCAAGTCCTGCCTAATTGCATTCTCTACACCGATAGAATCCTGTGCAAGCAACATCTTAGAAATATCAACATAAGCCGTCAAACGCTTTGGAGTGAGTGTTACATTATTAAACAGTACATTGCCGTCTGTTGCTGCTGCTGTCTCACCTGCCCAATTTACATTAGAGCCTGTCATTACTGGAATCTGTGCGCTATTAGTCAAGCCTGTATAGAACTTTGCGCCAGCTTGTACTAGGACATTCTTTGCACGGAGAGGCTCAATAATATCGTATAAGTCTGTTGCTACTACATCTGCACCCTCTGAGGCAACTGTTACGGCTGCACGTGTTTCCATGGTAGGGATATAAATCTGACCTACAGTATTAAGACCTGCTGCCCTCATTTCCTTCATACCCTCATTACAAACTGCTGCCGTTACATTATCGAGCTGTCTGTTTTCTGCTACATTTCTAATAGCCTTGAGTAAACTAAATCTCTGTTCTTTCATCGTATTAATATTAATATGTTTATGTGTTCGTGCTGAGCGTGTTTCTTTATCTTCCTTATCCTCACCCTCAACATCGTTATCCTTGTCCTCGTCTTCTTCTACTACTTCCTCATCAGACTTCTCTACAGTATCTTCTTCCTGTACTTCTTTCTCGTCCTCTGTGTCAGTGTTTTTCTTTTCTACTTCTTCCTGTGTTGGTACTTCTTTATCTTCCTGTACCTCATCAGTCTTCTCTACAGTCTCTTCCTGTACTTCTTTCTCTTTCTCGTCCTGCATTTCTCTTAGTTGGTTAAGTTTATCTAGTGTTCTCTGACTAACTGAGGTACTACTATAAGCTGGATTCCAAACAGGGGAGACATCATGTAACTCATCAATCTTAAGTATCTCCCTGTATTGCCTGCCGTCTGTTCCTGTCGTCCATACCTCGCTACCTTCATCCGTGCTAACTGTAAAAGCGAAACTGCTACTATCAATGTCACCACGTCTAAGATATTCTAAAAGTTCATCACCCAGATCCGTATTTGGGGCTAAGAAGGTATATTTAAGTCCTCGTTCGTCTAGCTGTAATTGTAAGCTACCTGTACCATACTTAGACCTTGCTAGTACTTTGTCTTGGTCATGGTTAAATAGGCAAAATACATCAGACCTCATTAGTACGTCCTCAGTGATTGCAGCAGGGTTAATAGTCTCATAAAATCCTAGGTCTTCACTTTGGCTGTTAAAAACTACTGCATAACCTTCTACTGTTCTACTGTCTTGACCTACTACTGGGGTACTGTTGGTTGCTCGTACTTCTATATTGTTATCCTTCCTCATCTGTACTACTTGTTAGGTTTGTCTTACTTACATCATTATAGGCTAGGTTGTGACTGTCTCCATTCTCAACTGGGTTATATCCTAGCTGTTTTCTTACTTCATTAATTGATAAGACACCCATACTAAGAAGACTGTTATAGTACCCTGCTAGTTCTGCCTTATTCGTTCTCAGTATTGCAGTCTCATCTAAGCCTAATTCTAATCCTGTACCACCTGTTAACTTGCGATTTAGTTCCTCCTCAATCATGATAACAAAAGGAGAGAGTGTGTAAGTAAGGTATTGTAAGTTAGATTCACCGACACTACTATAACTACTTTTGCTAAGGTCGCCTAGTAGTACTGGGGATATGTTGAAAAATCTAGCTATATCAACTACACTAAAATTCCTAGATTCTAACATCTGAGCATCTGAGCCGTTTATACTGATAGGCTGATAATCCATATTTACAGGCAGCACAACTACACCGCCTCCTTGATTACCTTGTCCAAATGTAGACCGCCAATTAGTAGATATTGCCTGCTTTTGTTCCTCACTTAGATTACTGTGTACCTTTATAATACCGTTTAAGTTGCAACCATTACTAAAAAAGTTCTCTGCTACCTGCTCTGTTTGTTGTGCTATATTGAGACTTCTAGCTGCATGACTCAGAACACTAATACCCTGTACACCGTCAACTGAGTACCTAAGAAAATGTAGAATCTCACTAGGTTGTATCTGTCTAGCACCTATGTATGAACAGGTATAGTATAGGGTGTTATCTTCCTTTCTATAATTACACTGTACATCATCAGCTGGTATGTATCTAAGTCCTACTACATCCTTACCCTTTTTCTCAATTAGGACATAAGCGTTACCCTTTAATAAGACTGACTGTACTATATTCTTAAGTAGTGTATAGCGTGTCATTCTATTGTTAGTAAAGATGTCATAAAGTGGGTGTTTGTCTAGTAGGTCTGTTCCCTTTGTATTCTTTGCCTTGACTTGAATAGGTAGGGTAGCAATTGAGTCACTAATAAGGTTAACTGCTGAGTAGACCGCACTAAGACTCATAGCACTGCCAGACTGATAACCAAAACCCCATCCTAGACTTTCTGATAAGTTAGGGTTATAAAAGGGTTGGCCTCGTTTTTCTGGCTTGTCCCTACTTATATTTAATCCTAGTATTTTCATAGTAGTTAAAAATTAAATCCTGTTATTTCGTTATTATATCGTGGCTGTTCTAAATATTTACCTAGTGCATTTAATGTAGAGTGTACACCGTCTATCTTACGTTCGCTGTTATTATTCTGCTTAACAGGTTTGATATTACCGTTACTGTCTTCCATGATTTCACAATTACCAAACATCCAACTAGTTATTAAGTTTTTATCTAGCTTGAGTGTTCCATTACGTGCTATCATTTCCAAGTGCCTAGTAGGTCTGTTCAAGCTGCCTACTGTTTGGCTGTATGGTTGGCAGTTAAATCCAAGCTCTGTTAATTTAATAATTGCCATCGTACTCTGCCATAGATCATAAGATATATATACAATAGGTATAGTCTTGTAAATAGCCTGTATGTCTTCAATTACCCTGTTATAATCTACTACATTGCCTTCTGTGATATTTAGATAACCTAGTCCTTGCCAAAATTTATACTTATCCCTGTTGCTACTCTCACTTAGGGCAGACTGTGGCAAGTAGTACCAAGACTTAGAGTAGATTGTTTTGTCGGTTGGTATTACTAAGGTCATTGCTGTTATATCACTTGTACTACTAAGGTCTAACCCTAAGTAGCCTGTACACCCTTGAAATTTTGGGTCTTGTAGGTCTATAGTAGCCATTGAGTCCTGTATATATCTACTAGGAATCCACTCACCCCTTTCATTACTACACCAAATATTCATTAACTTAGTCTTATAATTAGTGAGTAATAATGGGCTATTCTTTGCTTTCCTTAGTTCTGATTGTAAGTAAGACTCAGTAACAGTAATATTTAGATTAGGTTGACATTTGCACCAGTTTTTAGGGTCTTCTATGTCGTCTTCTTTGTCTAGTGTATAGATAGCACAAAACACACTATCATCTTCTGCCTTACCTTCCAAGATATTTATAAATGTACTTCTAAGTTGGTAGCATGGATTAGACATATCAAAGCCTGCTGTAGTGATATAAAGCATTAGGGGCTGAGTTCTCATACCCACACTACTAGTTAAGACATTTGCAGTATTATTAGATTTTGCTGCGTGGTACTCATCTAGACAAAACGCACTACAGTTTAGACCGTCCAATTTGTCCGCATCTGAACTAACAACCTTCATAGTAGACTTGGTAAGGGGAAACTTAATAGAATCCCTGTAATAATTAAAGTACTTACCCTTCTTGTCTATGCTACTAATAAAGTTCTTAGACATCGTAAAAGCTAGCTGTGCCTGTGCGTAACTATTGGCTGCAAAAATAACTTGCGCCTCATTTTCACCGTCTGCTATGAGGTGATATAACATAAGGCCTGCTGCTAGTGTAGACTTTCCGCACTTCCTAGCCACCTCGATATAGACTTCCCTAACGACTCTAGTATTATCTGAACACCACTTAAAGCCGTATATACTTGCAACTACCCATTTCTGCCATTTCTGTAAGACTAGGGGTAGGCCTGCAAATTTACCTGTAGACTGTGGTAGCTTTTGTAAGAAATTAACTACCTTATCGACTGCCTTAGAATCAAAGTACCTATCTTCTTTGTCAAACCAGCTTAGGTATCTAGAACAAGCAAGACGAACATACTCACACGCTACTACCTTACCGCCTAAAACATCCAGTGCATAAGATTTGTACTTCTCATCTATCATAGTGTTATCCTAGTATTAAAGGGTCTGGGTAATTCAGTTTGTAGTCGTATGCTAGTACTTCCTCCCTATTAGTAAGTCTTTTAACGGCCTCTATATGAGTTTCTGTAGTGTTTAGTGCCTCAGTTGCATAAATCTCAATGAGTCCTAATAGTTGCCTCCACTGTGCTAGGGGATAGGTAAATGTGTGACCGTGATAAATTTTAGTCATCGTCTCCTTACCTAACTGTTCATGTGCTAGGAGAGCAGCGTATAAAATACACCTTTCCTGTTTATCTAGCCACATCTTAAGACTGCCTACTGTGAAACTATTAATCTCATCTGAACTGTCGTAATATCGGATGTCATTAATCTTCTGTTCTATAGCTGCCTGTAGTAGTTCTTCCTCAGTTGGCTCTTTGTGTTCCTCCTCTACTATATCTTCTTGTTGGTCAGTAGTTGGGGTTTCTTCTACTACTTGCCATCCTGCTTGTACTAGTTCTTCCTCAGTTGGGTTAATGATTGTATTACCGTCTAGTTCTAAGTAGCCGTTAAATTGGTGTCCTTCTTTAATATATTTCTTCATACCTTTATAATGATTGACTACCAAACTCTAATACCGTACCTAAGATAGTAACAGTGTAGATATGATTTGGTAAGATAATAAATGTACGTGGTAGTTTGATATTAGAAGGTAGACTTATTCTAGGTAATGTTCTCCCAGCCTGAAATCTAAAACCGTACTCATCTAGAAAAAGACTGTTAGGGTTTGGCTGTAAGGTGATACTAAGACTTTCTACCTCTTCCCACACATGAAACTCACCGCTCCTAATTGTAACTGTAGTGTCTGTTGGGCTTGTATGTCTTACTTCCTTACTTCTACCGTCTACTCCGTCCCTACCGTCCTGTCCTTTCACATATAGGCTCGTCTTCTTTTGACTTCCTGTAGTTCTGTCGTAATTATATACATAGTAATCACCACCGACATAAGGACATTTAGTAGTTAAGTCATCCTGTATCTGTGTCAGCCTACTATCAACCGTTCCTAGTTTCTCTGTTACCTTAGTGTTTACATCAACTAAAGCACTATCAACCGTTCCTAGTTTTTCCTGTGCTGACCTTGTTACCTTCTCAATACCTGCATCTATCTTCTCTGTCAACTTACCGCTAACAGTATTTTCTATCCTTTCACTCACATTACCTAGAGTCTCAGTATCATCTACCTCTAAATCACTATCAATATAATAATCTGTGGTAATTAGTCTATCTAGTCCTGTGGTTGGATTATTTACCTTGTAGTTTAGAACACCTTTTCCCATATATTGAAGGTGAGGCCACGATAGAAACATATAACCCTCATCGTCTGTAGCTGTTAAGATAGTACCAAACTTAGGATTTACGGTAAAGAAAGTAACTTGTCCTCCCTCTGAGAAATTTTGGGGCTTTATTCTCAACTCGCTGCCCTTGTATAAATGTTCCATATTATCCTGCTGTTAGTTTAGTAATGAAATCCTCTGCACTAAGTTCCTGTTCTTTTTCTGGCTTATCCGCTATCTTACTACTTGCTAGGGGTGATAGTCCTAACTCTTTCACTACCTTTAATATCTGTATCTGATAGGCTGTTTGAATTTGTAGTAAGGGGTGTTTATTGGGGTTGCCGTATCTATCATTAATTAGTAGTCCATCCTTCTTAATTCTTTCCTTACACTGATAAAACATATCAAGTGACTCAGATAGTAGGGATAGGGCTGCTTTCCATTCTGCTTTAACTACCCCATACTTAGACTCTAAGTACTTATAGGCATTGTACATATATTCCTGCACTGACTCCCTAACATCTGGATATAAGGCCTGTATCTTTTTCTTTGTTATCATTGTTTTTCATGTATTCTTTGGTCATTAAACAGGTAGTGGGAAATAGCATAGAACATATTAACCGCATAACTATTACCTGCCTGTTTATATAATTGCGTATCACTTACCCCTGCCTGTCTAGCTAGTTCTACATCGTGTCCTGTAAATCCTTGTAACTTAAATGACTCAGTAGGTGTAATTCTTCTAAGTGGCTCTGTGTGATAGTCTGGGTTAAGTTTCCTAGTACCTATGTTAATATAATGATGTGTATAGTAGTTCCCCATTCCTGCCCTTCTATCAGATTTACAGGTTAAGGTTGCTGCTATAGGTCTATCAAATTTTGGCTTAGTTGTATAGCTAGTATTTTCCCCCAATAAGTAAGCCCTATATGTTGGACTAGTTGAGGTGTTATACTTGCTATCTACCTTCTTATCTAGAATATCCAATACCTCAGATTGATTATTTATGCTCCATTCTTTCCTGTAGTCCCTGTTAAATACGTCCCTAACCTTCGTTGATGTGAAGGTAAAGTTAGGCAGGTCTAAGGTGGTAGCAAAGATAATAAGCCTGTTTCTGTTCTGTGCTAACTTAAAATCTGCTGCATTGAATAGGTCGTAATATACAGTGTAGCCAAGATTAGTTAGGCTTGCTTGGATTGTCATAAAAGTGTTACCCTTGTCGTGTGTTAATAGCCCCTTTACATTCTCTAAGAGTACAAAAGGGATAGGCTTGTACTGTTTCTTCTTGACTTTTAAGATGTGTACTATCTCATTGTATAGCGTTCCTCTTGGGTCTTGAAATCCTGCTCTTTTACCTGCACTACTAAAAGTCTGACAGGGAAAGCCACCAGTTAAAATATCTATGTCTAAGTTCCTAGTTATATAATCCTTAGTCTGATTCCATGCTATTAAGTCACCCATTGCTAAACTATACTTACTGCTTGGGTGTATTGCTTGATAGGTCTTCACTGCGTGCTTATCTATCTCACTGTAGGCTATGGTTGGAATCTCTAAGCCGCTATCAATGTTTAATAGTTCTGCTGCCCTACTAAAGCCACCTATACCTGCAAATAGTTCTAAGTGATTTAGTCTTTTCATATTCTTTCAATTATTACACGCTTATAGATTGTCTTCTCACCTAGCTTTGGATTATTCAACCTATCAACTATCCTAAATTGACTGCTACAGTGCTTAGTCAGAAAATTAACAGGGACACCCATTAACCCTTTATAGTCGCTTGGGATGTCCTTTACTTTATTCACATTGATAGCTGGATAGTTACTGTAAGTTTGGTAGTCAGTAGGGTTATATGTAGCTGTAAGTACTAATTCCTGTCTGTTCACTGGTAGGGTAGTAAACCATGATGTACTACCTAAGTCTTTAACTGTGCCGTCTGGAGTTACATAGTGCCTAAGTGTTGTGTGACCTAATCTAATCTGTCCTGCCTTAAACATTGGAAAGACATTCCCATAAGTCACTGCATTTATACAACCTATTACTATAAAATCCTTGTTCTGGATTGTATCTATAAAGTCTCTGAATAGGCTAAAGGGTGGGTTTGTAATTACTATGTCTGCCTCCTTTAATATTGCCTTGCTAATTGGACTATTATAGCTACCATCACCACTTACTACAGTCTCTATAGTTTGTCCGTTTATGTAGTCTAACTTATATGTACCGTTTGGATCGTAATGAGTAGCTGTTAGTCCCTTTAATCCAAGCCTCTTATAGTTGGTTGTAAAGTAAGACCAAAACATACTATCCACGCTGTCACAATTACAGTACACCTTCTTATCCTTTAAGTATGGTAGGTAATGTTCTAGTTCCTTCTCAATGTCTTCTAGTCTAGTGTAGTTCTCGTCATTCTTTGCTGCCTTAGATTTATTTAAACTAGTATTACTCATTATATAATTTTTCTAGTAGATTTAATGAACGCTTAACCAGCTCACACTTTTCACGGTGGTAGTCGTCTGTGGGTAAGTCGTCTGTCATGTAGGAACGACTTGCAAACATTATATATCTCATTCGCTTTTCTAACATATCTTCTACACCTATTCTATATGCTAAGATGTAGATATGATAACCAGCTCTCTCTAAGTTTGTTAAGGTTTGTATCGTTTGTTCCTCCTTACCCTGCAACATATCTAAGCTAGGTAAGTAATGTATGTCTTCTCCCCCTTGTCCTGTATCTAAGTGGGGTGTAGTTGGGTCTGTTATGTCGCCTAGGTATAAAAATTCTAGTTCACCTCTACTACTCTTACATCCATTATAATAAGTCCAAACACCATCTACTAGGTTTAATATAGGTCTCTTGTAGTCTAGTCTTAAACAGTCTAATACTTCGTCTAATGTTCTTGTCATAATCTCAAAATGTGTTAAAAATTACCCTCCCATGTGCAAATAAAACTGGGGTGGGGTAAAACGTTGATAGTCAAATAGTTAGATAGGGGCGGGGGTATAAAGTGCTTAAAATCAAACTGTTACACTTTACTCTCTACCTCACCCCTTAATAACTAAGTGACTTTATACTTCAAACCTAGTACTGTAAGTCTTCCCCTACATTATTACTAGGTGTTGTGTTATTCTTCTTTGGGTTGTGGATAGCGTTGTGACATTCCCTACAGATTGATTGGAGGTTATCTAAGTCATACGCTAGTCTATCTCTCTCAACAGGATTACTAGTAGACATAAAACTAATTAAGTGGTGTACATCTTGGGCTACTCGGATTACACCCCTCTTAAGACAACATTCACATAAGGGTTTCTGTCTTAGCTTTGTATCTCTTAGTTGTTTCCATGTTGTGCTACTATATATTGCCTGTCGTTCTGCTTTTCGTTTGGCACTATAAGAATCTTTGTTAGTGTTCTTTGGTGCTTTGTATATTGTTGGCATAGTTTATTATTGTTTAGTTCTCAGTCTGTATTAGTAAGGTGGTAAGGGCTAATATCACTACTAACCCCTACCTAATTATGACAATAAACTATTACAGATTGAAAACAATTTCTTTCTTACTTATTAGGATTCTAGGGCGTGTGAACTGCAATATTACACACTAGAACACCCTATAGTCTAACCAGCTTTTATTAGGTAATTGTCGTCTTTCTGATTGCTGCTTAAACCTTTCTAGTACTTCCTCCTTTGTTAGTTCCTGTACCTCATTGTCTAGGGTTGCACGTTCTATCTCTACACCCTTCTTATCTAATACTGACTTCTCTATCTTCTTCATTGCTGCTGTCCTCCTTGATTAAAGTTTATCCCACTTGCCACTAAGACCTAATAGACTGTTCTGTATCTTAATGTTGTCCTCTTTCTCGTTCCCTGTTAAACCTAGACTTCTTAGCATAGGGTCTGATTGGTAAGGGTCTGATTGATTAGTAGTAGGTGGGATTGGATTGCTTGGGGTATTATCTACAGGCTCATCTACAATACCTGCTAACTTCTTCCTCCTTGCCTCTAATACCATTTCCCAAAACATATCATTACTACGACCGTCAAATGTGTAGAGGCTTAAACGCTTAGACTCATCATTATACCTAACATTCTCTAAGGTAGATAAAAACTTCTCCCTAGCCTGTTCCTTCTCCTCCTTCTTACTTAGCTTAACTGTATCATCCTTCTTAATAGTCTTTGGTTTGCTAGGTAAGATTGTCTCCCTGTTATCCTGTACATCACCGAATAACTCCTTTTCAAGTTGACGGCTATACTCTCTTCTAGCCTCGTCTGTCATTGTCTCAGTCTGATTTAATACTACTGCTGTCATATCTATTTAATGTTTTGTGTCCTAGGTTAATACTAAGACGGTTAATTATTATGTTGTTGTTCATTTCCACTACCTACACCTATACTATGTTGTCCTATTCCGTATATTGGTGTTATATTCCATGTAGTGTTGTCCTATTCCGTATATTGGTGTTATATTCCATGTAGTGTTGTCCTATTCCGTATATTGGTGTTATATTCCATGTAACCCTAGTAGAAGGCTATTTTTACTGTAACTTACTATATATCAGCTAGTTATGTAATAATTGGTTAAATCTAGGCCTTTATACTAGTTCTAGGGTGACTCTATTTTTGTAATCCTTCTATATAATAGTGTAACTTAATTACACTATAACCGTTACACACTCTCAGTTTAAGACTGAGTGTGTAACTATATTATCATGGGCGCGCTGGCCTTGCCGAGCCGTGCGCTATCCCATTAATAATCAACACTTTAGAAATCTCCCATTAACTTAGCGAAATCAAATTTAAGGTTACATAGTGGGTTAGTAGGTTTCACTTCTTCTACTACAGGCTCGGTGTCCTTTTTCACATTATCACTATTTACCTTAGTGTCCATTTCCGCCTGTATGTTGTCCTCTTCCATTACATTATTAGGCTTGTTGTCGTTTTTCAAGTCTTCATTAATGTTAGGGATTAGACTACTTAGAAATTTATCAAGCCCTACTATATCATTCAATGTAGGTTTAGGTGTTGTAAGTATTTCCGTCTTAGGCTGTTTCTCATACTCACTAGGCCTGTATGTATTCTTTGCCTCCTTCAATACCTTACAAATCTTCTTATTACCAATCTTATAACCTTTCCCTTTCAATAGGTCTAGGTTCTGTCTTACTGTCTGCATTGGGTTAATTAAGTGTCTCAGTTCATCATCACTAAGTCTATCACCTATCCCCTTATCTTTACAGTAATTATAGAGACTAGTTTTACCTACCTCTATACCTTTCTGTCTAAGTAGGTCTAAGTTTTCCTGTATGCTTAATCTAGTGTTATACAGGCTTTCAATTTTAACATAATCTACTGTCTTCATATATAATCTCTCCTATTGTTTTGTGTCCCTTCCCTTTTATTATATCTAGGGTTGGGACTGGTTAAATTTATCGTTCACTATTTAAGGCTGTCTACCGTTCATTGTTTTACTTAATGAACTCTCCTTTAATAGTTTCTGTACCTTATTTAGTCCAATCTTATAACCTTGTGCTTTCAGTAGTTCTAGGTTTTTACGACTGCTAAGGTTTGGGTCTATTAGTTTCTTAAAGTCTACCCCTGTTTCTATACCTCTATCCTTGCAGTAATTATATAGGGTCTTCTCACAAACCTCTATACCGTTTTTCTTAAGTACCTCTAAGTTTTCCTTTACTGTCAATTCTGGGTTATAGTACAAGTCAATTTCATAGTAGTTCCAATCCTTGACACCTCTATTAATTAGTCCTTGCATTCTACCACGTTCTAGTTTCCTACTCACTAGTCCTGTATTAACTACTACTTTCTTTTGGTGATAATCTGACTTCATTACTTTTTTAATTACCTTTCTAGATTCTTCATACTCAGCCTGTAGTGTTGGTAGGTCTTTTCTCATTGCTTTCTTTACAACCCCAACCAAGTAATCTATAGTCAGTACATCATCCGAGTTATCAAAAAATCTTTCCCTGTCTATATACAAGTTAAGTAGGAGTTCATCACTAGTTACATCTGGCTTAATCAGTCTTCTTAGTCTCGCATAATTACCCATCTTAGCCCTTCTATGTTCACCGTCTACATATTTCTTAGGGCTATCATTTTCCCATCTGTAGTAAAGTTCATAGTAGCCGTTCTCTTCACTGACTAACTTAATTTCCTGTCCTTCCTCGAACTCAACCTTAGACCTATAGTAGTACTCAAACTTTCCATAGTAGTTTTTCAGTACCATCCCATAGCTTAAGTTCTTTAGGTCATATATTAGCTTAGGGTCTACTGCTATCTTCTGTTCTTCTTCCTCTTCTGCTATCAAGTCTAGGAGTACATCATAATACCCCCTTATATCTTTCAAGTCATACACTAGGTCGCTACTATAACACTCTGACCCTAAGTGACATCCATTAAAATACTGGTCTTGTCTAGTACCGCAACAGTCTTTACAACGTTCTAGGGTATCTTTTTCTACCTCCCTATGTAATACTGTCGATACTGCCTTAAATTCATTCAACTTCAACACCTTAGACATCACATATACTAGTCTAAATCTTCTAGAATCTGGCTTGTCGCTAAATGTTGCATAGCAGAAAGTAGGTAGGTATGATAGTTTGTTTAGGTAGGTTGGTATGTCAGTATAGGCCGTCTCATCTATATCAATACATACAATTTGCGACCCACACCAAAACTCAGACCTCTTAATACAACGTTTCATATAGCCGTCTTTTTCAGTGGGTAGTGTATAATAAGACTTCCCTGTACTAGTATTAATCCAAACCTTTTTCCCCACCGCATAACTATACAAGCCACACATACTATAACCGTGTCTTATTCTGTCTAGTAGGTTAGGTAGGCTTAGTGTTGTCCTCTTAAACCTCATAGTCTCAGTTATCCCTAGTTCAGCCATCTTAGGCTTATCATTCATAACCGCTGCTCTACATTCATCTTTACTGTTATACCCTTGCTTACTTAGGTTCACAGTTACATTAAAATCTTTGTCTTCCTTCATTTTGTAATAGTTTATTTAGTTTCTATGTTCCCCTAGTCCACATTGAAGGGGTAGAGTCTATGCAAGTATGGATTAGTCCTGCATAACTCGCTAGGGGATTGCTCATCTCGAATACTTACTCATTGATAGATTAAGTTCGTTGAGACTTTGAAGATGGAGAATAATATTTAATCGTTCATAGTCTTTCATAATGAACTCTAATGAACTTTGTTATTATTCTAAGTGCTAGACCTGTTATAATCTAGCTGTCATGTGTTTTGTTAGTCTGTAGTTCCGTCTTCCTACTATCTGAGCAATCCTAGTAGTCCAACTTCCCTAGACCTAACTGTGTCACCCTTTCTTAAAGTACTTAAAGAGCTTAGGAGTGTAGCTAATCTTGACTACCCAAAAAAGTACTTTAATTTATAGTTGCAGTGTCTTTCAACTTTTGACTGTCTTTATTTAATGTAGCTCAGTCTTCTACTGCTTTCTAATTTCCATCACGTCTAGAAAGTCTCCAAAGAATCAGTAGTACCCCTAGCCTTATTGAAAAGTAGTGCCTAGGTGGTTTTAATCCAACCTTGCACACTAGGGGCTCTGCACAATAATTGACGTTTTAAGGGGTAGTATAGTAGTTAGAATTCGGAGGGACTTAGTATTAAGCCCACTATACTAACCCTGTCTCTATAAGTGTTACCCTATAAAAACCTGTCTCAACGCTAGGGGCTGGGCAGACAACCTTATCCTAGCTTTACTGTTTGTCACTCTAAGCAAGTATCTATTATCACTAACCGACAACCCACTTAGTCAGCACGTACTACATCGACACGAACACCCACTACTCACCTTGCTCAGTACTGTACAAACTTTATCGAAGGGGATTATTTCGACCCGAGCCTATACAGTGGTTTTCCGTGTGTCGTCCTTTTCCGTGCTTAGACATTGGGTAGTATCTATCATCACTGACCTTCCTACCCCTACTTTACATTCAAAATAAATTAACAAACGCCGTCTTTTTGCGTTTTGAAATATGAGAGTTCCTAGTGTCTTATCGAAAAGTAGTGACCCGATCCGCCACGCACTAGGATTTATATTATTAATTATCACTGACTATCTTATATCCATTTAGTCGCTTTATTACACCCTTGCAGCAAAGCCTAACATAGTCCGTACTCTTTATAGGTAATCTAAGCCCCTGTATTACATCTAGTTCAGTTTCGTATCTACCTACTTCATTATTACTACTGTCAATTACTATATACTTTTTCATGTCCTAATCTGTATTACTGTTTAATTCTGTCCTGTGTCTTACTTTTTTCCATTGCCTTAGATTTCAGTACTAAGACCTTTTGGAACTTTGCTTGTTGTGCCTCTTGTCTTGCTTTAATCTGTTCACACTTCATAAATAGGCCTGTTCCAATAATAAATAGAACACCGCCTACTATACTTAATACCTTGTTACTCTTCATTGTCTTATCCTCCTAGTTAATAGTTTTTAGTTAGTATATCTCCAACCATAACCGCCAGCTGTCTTACCTTTACCTCTTGCAGCCCTTGAAATATTACCCCAATGTATTCCAATACTTAAACTCGCCTCCGTTAAACTTGGATAGGTTGCAATAATTAACCCAGTCTTCATATCTAGCTGTTGAATAGGTTTACTAACACTTTCGCTTATTCTTTCATTACGTCTTCCATAGTTCAGATTATCCCTGTGACTAATCCACTCTAAGTTATCTAGATTATTGTTAGTTTTTATTTCATCTTTGTGGTTTACGTCTGACAAGTTTTTTAGATTGGGTATAAAGGCCTGTGCTACTAGTCTGTGTACCCAGTTAGACTTAGATACACCATTTCTATATAAACCTACAATCTGATAACCGTTACTATCAGACGGTTTCAAAATTCTTTCATCAACCTTCTTAATTGTACCGTCTGCCTTTGTAATAGTTCTAGCAACCTTCTTAACTCTACCTAGGTCGCTTACCTCATACAATCCCTCATAACCTACTACAGGTTTCCATGTCTCTTTAGTTTTTTTCATTTCTGTTCGTGTTTTCCCTTATTCTGCCAGTGGGACAAAAATAGGCCTGTTTAATATTTAATGTCATTGTTAATATTACTTGCTAGATTTCTGAAACTACAAAAACAAGCAAACAATAATTAAAAAATGTTCGCACATACGCACGTACTTCTACTAATAAGGAATTGACTCATTTTTGGGCCTAACTTTGGGGGAGGTGGGTGGTAATTGTAGTGTTTTTCATGGTTTTTCTGCCCCACGTACCCCCATATCCCCCACACCCCTATAAAAACCCTCCAACTTTTGAGTACTTAGAGTTAACAGTCTGAATATCAACACTTTACTTAATCAACCCTTCCTAAGCCTGTGTTTTTTTATATCTCCCTGTGTTCCAATGAGTTAAGGCAAAATAAAAGCAGACATACATTTAACTGTACATCTGCTCACTTCCTAGGTCTGGTTGGGTGGGTTAACTTCCCTGTATTATGTCTCTGATTGTCAATAACCTACTCATCATCATATCAGCCCTTACTACCAAGTCCCCCACCTTATTAATAGAGTCTGGGTTAAGTTTCTGATAATATCCAATCAGCGTATCCATATTTATATCGTTATCTATCAACCACTTAGCAATATCCCCAAGTCTTCCCTTACTGTTTCCAATCTTTCCCAACAGTCTATCATAATCTACAGCCTCTTTATGTTTAGGTTGTACTGTATTATATTGGGTGGGTGGGTTTTGTATAGCCCCAACTTTCACCAACTCCTCACCTACCATCCTAGCCTTGTCTGTACTTGTTAGGTGGGAATAGATAGTTTTAATCATATTATCGTCAGTATGTCCTGTTAGGTAGCATAGTTTATCTGGGCTTACACCTTCATTTAGTTTCTGGGTTATAAATGTATGTCTAGCACAATGAGAGGATAGTTTAAGGTAGGCTGGTTCTGTTATTTCCTCGTCCTGTGCGTTTCTGTAGGTTATTTCTCTATCTATTCCTGCTAGCTTTGCCAACATCTTAATAGCATAATTATAGTAGCTGTTATTATTATCTAACTTAGCTACATCTATTAGAAACTTAACCCTACTATACTTGCCTATAAATGTTCTAATATAATCATCTTCTACAATTAGCGCACACGTGAATTCAACAAGCAAGTGCAAATTTACTTAATTAGTTCGTAAAAGCAGTCCT